TGGCTTCAACTGGGTCAGGGGTCGGTTCCAACTCCCGCTGCCGCCGGGGGAGATGCTGGGCGACGTGATCGAGACGACCGGCGACGAAGCCGTGGGCGCTCGCTGCGTCATCAACTCCGATCTGCGCGAGAACCTCGTGCTGCTGACGGCGCAGCCCGACTACCTGAACAACATCCGCGCCGGCGCCCGCAACTCCGCTGAACTCGCGGCGTGGCTCCACGGCTCGTGGGACATCACCTCGGGCGGCATGTTCGATGACATCTGGTTCAAGGTGAAGGACCACTGCGTGCTCCCTCCCTTCCAGGTTCCCGCGTCGTGGAAGATCAACATCTCCTTCGACTGGGGTTCGAGCAAGCCCTTCAGCGTGGGGTGGTGGGCGGAGAGCGATGGCACCGACCTGATCCTGCCCGACGGCAAGCGTATGAAGACCGTGCGGGGCGACATCTTCCGCATCAAGGAGTGGTACGGCTGGGACGGGAAGCACCCCAACCGAGGCTGCCGGATGCTCGCCAAGGATGTCGCCAAGGGCATCGTGGAGCGCGAACTGAAGTGGGGCATCTACGGGAAGACGCGGCGGGGCATCGCCGACGCCGCTATCTTCGATGACCAGAACGACAACTGCATTGCCCGCGACATGGAAGAGCCGGTCGTCATCGACGGGGAGCGGATGCGGGGCGTCTACTTCGACCCCGCCGACAAGCGCTCCGGCTCGCGCAAGCAGGGATGGGAGCAGATGCGGAAGATGCTCGCGGCGGTTCTGCCGGAGACTCCTGGGCAGCCCCGCGAGGAGCCGGGCTTGTTTGTGACCACGGAGTGCGTACACTTCCTGCGGACGGTCCCGACGCTCCCCCGCGACCAGGACGACCCGGACGACGTGGACACGGAAGCCGAGGACCACGTTGCTGACGAGACGCGGTATCGTTGCCGCCAGGAGCACCGCCAGATGAAGGGCGGAAAGACATACGGGATGAACTAGGAGCACAGACACATGGCCGTTGACAGCAAGCATCCCGCCTACGTCGCCCGCATCACCGACTGGGAGCAGATGACCCACTGCTATGCCGGTGAGCGAACGATCAAGTCGTACCGCACGCGGTATCTCCCGGCGACGGAGGGGATGCGTCTCGACGGCCTCGACAAGCCAGGACCGGAGGGCGGGAAGGACGCCTACGACGCCTACCTGACCCGCGCCGTCTTCCCCGACTATACGAAGCAGGGGATCGAGGCGATGGTCGGCATCATGCACCGCGAGGATGCGCGGATCGAAGTGCCGGAGAAGATGAAGCCGCTGCTGAAGAAGATCAGCGCCACCGGCGAGTCGGTCTGGATGTTCCTGCGTCGGATGAACGAGTGGCAGTTGCTGTTCGGTCGCTGCGGCATCCTCGTGGAGGCCCCGGACGGCCAGACCGTGGACAAGGCCCTCCCCTACCTCGCCCTGTACGCCGCCCCGCGCATCACCAACTGGGATGACGGCCCGCGCATCCAGGGTCGTCAGCACCTGGAGTTCGTGGTGTTGGACGAGTCCGACGACGAGCGCACTGGCGCGTTCGACTGGCAGTTCAAGAACCGCTACCGCGTGCTCGCTCGTGCGGGAACCATCGCGTCGGCGAACCAGGAGGATCAGACCGCCAACACCGCCAGCGGGACGTATCAGGTCGCCAAGGTGGAGACGCAGGACGGCGACCTGAACAACGCCCAGTGGGTCGCTCCGTCCATCGGCGGGAAGACGCTCGACTTCATCCCGTTCATCTTCGTGAACTCGAAGGACTTGGCGAGCACGCCCGACGATCCGCCGCTGATGGGCCTCTCGAACCTGTGCCTCGCCATCTACCGGGGCGAGGCCGACTTCCGCCAGGCGCTGCATATGCAGGGCCAGGAAACCTTCGTCATCATCGGCGCGGACAACGACAAGAAGACCCGTCTCGGCGCGGGTGCCCGGATCGAACTGCCCCGCCAGGGCGACGCCAAGTTCGTTGGCGTCAGCGCCGACGGCCTCGGGGCGATGGAGTCCGCCCTCAAGGAGGACAAGGCCCTCGCCTCTGAACTCACCTCGCGGCTGTTCGACTCCCCCGGCACGACCTATCAGAGCGGCGAGGCGCTCCGCATCCGCGTCAGTGCGAAGACGGCGACGCTTCGCACCATCGCCCAGACCAGCGCCGAGGCTCTGCGGCAGGCCCTCGTCATCATGGCCCAGTGGATGGGCCTGTCCGAGGAGGAGCAGAATAAGATCGTGGTCGAGCCGAACACGGACTTCGCTGACACGACCACCGCGAGCCGCACCGCTCTCGAACTCACCCAGGCGAAGATGATGGGCTTCCCCATCTCTCGCCAGTCGCTGCACCGCTTCGCCGTTCAGCAGGGCCTCACGGTCATGTCGTTCGAGGAGGAGGAGAACGCCATCGGCGACGAGCCGCCTCCCCTGCCTCCCGCGCAGGGCGTAGGCGGGGCCGCTGGCGGCATCCTTGGGCGTTCGACCGGCGGCAGCCGCGTGGCTCGCGGCGTGGGCAAGCCCGCTCCGAGCGGAGGCGCTGACAAGTAGTGCCCACTCCGAATGAACAACTCGTGATGGCCCGGATTGAGGACCAGGAGAGTCGTACTGACGACGCCCTGGCCCTCGCCGCGTTGCTCATTGCACTGCTGGATGCGTCCGAACCCCAGGTCCAGGTCATCATCGAGCGATACCTGACGACGCTCCTCCGGCCCGAGGTTCGGCTGGAGTCGCCGGTCGTTCAGGGAACCATCGCCCAGATGCGTCAGGAGATCACCGCCGTCCGCGCCGCCGCGTTTGCTGACGTGCGTGCTCGGCTGGAGGAGGAGATCGGAGAACTGATCGACGCGGAGTGGACGCGGCTGGTTGAACTGTACGAAACCACGCACGGCCTCAACCTCGAACGTCCCACCGTCACGCCCGAGACGATCATCGACACACCTTTCCTGGGACGCGACCTGGAGACGTGGCTGACGGGCCTGATGGTGTCCGACGCCAGCCGCATCGGGGATCAGGTCGTCATCGGTCTGCTTCAGCAGCAGGACCGCCAGCGAATCCTCGAAGCCGCCCTGGGCGAGGAGAATCTGAACGGCGGGAACGGCGCGACCGAAGTGACGCGACGCCACCTGTCGGGCATCGCCGACATGGGGCTGTTCGCTGCGATTGGGCTGGCGGTCAAGGCGTTCGATGAAGCCAACCCCCTCCTCCCGCGCGAACTGTACGTCGCTGTGCTGGACACCCGCACCACGGCCATCTGCCGATCCCTCCACAGGAGGGTCTTCCCCAAGGGCGCGGGTCCGTACCCTCCCCTGCACTGGAACTGCCGCTCGATCCGCATTGGTCTTCCTGCCGAGGGAGATGTCCCGGACGTGCCTTGACCGTCTGTGTCGGCGAGGTTAGTATTCAGGGCGAACACTCGATTCACTCACTGATCCGAAGGAGCACCCCTCAATGGCGAACGCAACGAAGGCTGACTGGCTGACCGCGATGGGTGGGGCGACCACGGCTGTCGGCTCAACGAAGGCGTTCACCGCCGCCGCTGGCAACTTCATCACCATGTCGAGCCACGGCCTCGGCGACTTCACCGGCCCGGTCCAGTTCGCGCCGCAGGGCGCGGGCGTTCTCCCTGGCGGGCTGGAGGCGAGCACGCACAACATGCGCGCCACCATGCAGACCGTCGCCGACCAGAGGGAGCAGTGCCTGGACGAGGTGCTGTGCTTCCCCGGCTACCGCGACATGCCGAAGGACGTGAACGTGAACAAGTTCTGGGCCGAGGCCGTCCAGGGCGTGGGTTTCTAGCCCCGTCAAGGGACGCCGACTCCGAAACCACCTACGAAACCCGCGACCACCGCCCCCGCACCCCCGACACACGATCTGACCGTCAAGCGACCCCAGAGGAGCATCTGACTGATGGAACTGGAACTCTCGTACAACGCGGCGACCGACATCCCCAAGGGCTTCGAGGCCCTCTACACCGAGCAGGGCGGCAAGTTCGTCCTCACCGGCGTGAAGGGGCTGTCCACCATCCAGGCCAGCGTCTCGCGGCTGGAGACTTCGTTGACCGCCGAGCGCAACGCTCACAAGGCGACGAAGGCGAAGATCACGGAACTCGAAACCAACCTCGCCACCGTCACCACGGAGCGCGACGAGTTCCAGGTCGCGGCGGAGGGCAAGGGCGGCAAGATCGACGAGGCGAAACTGAACGAACTCGCCGACAAGCGCGCCGCGCTGAAGATCAACCCGATCCAGCGCGAACTCGACGCCGCGCGGTCCAAGATCGCGGAGACGGAGGGCAGGTTGAACGAGGCCCTGGCCCGCGAGCGTGCCACCACCGTTCGTTCGAGCCTCCAGGCGGCGGCTGCGAAGGCAGGCGTCGTCCCGGAGATGCAGGAGGTGGCCGTGCGTCTCCTCGCGCTCGACATGGACGTGGACGAGAGCGGCGCTGTCCGGGCGAAGGAGGGTGCGGTTATGGTCGCTCCCGGCCTCGATCCCCTGGCCGCGTTCAACGACATGAAGGGCAAGTACCCGAACTTCTGGGCGGCGTCCCAGGGCGGCGGGGCGAAGGGCGGCGGGGCGCTGGGCAACCAGGGCGACATGAAGTGCTGGACGAAGGCCGGTTGGAACATGACCGAGCAGTTCCGGCAGATGCAGGAGAAGGGCGAGGACTACGCTCGCAAGATGGCCCAGTCTGCGGGCGTGGACTTCGACAATCCGAAGCCCCCGGAGAAGTGATCTCGTCCTTGACCGTCGATCCGCTCGCGCGTATTCTGTAGGTGAACATCTGACGGACAGTACCGGCCCACGGAGGCACGGCGGAACGGACGCGATGTCCGGGCCAGTCCAGAGGACACGCACCTCTCAACCCCGAACCGTTTGACCCGTTCAACCCGAAGGAGCCTCACACAATGGCCGTCGTCCGCATCTCCGATCTCGTGATTCCCTCCCGGTTCTCCTCGTACCTCCAGCAGCGCACCGAGGAGAAGTCCAACCTCATCCGCAGCGGCCTCCTGGTCCGCGACCCCTTCCTGGACAACTTCCTGGCCGGGGCGGGCCTCACGATCAACGTCCCGTCCTTCAAGGACTTGACGGGTCGGCCGCGCGTGAGCAACGACGATCCGACCAGCCGCATCCCCGAGGACGGGACCGGCTCCGATCCGAACACGCACAAGAAGATCGGCACCTCGCAGGAGATCGCCGTCCGCCTGTCGCGCAACGACTCGTGGTCCGACATGGACCTCGCCGGTGCCCTCGCCGGTGCGGACCCGATGGCCGCGATTATGAACCTCACCGCGTCGTACTGGGCGCGTGCCCTCCAGAGGGCGTTCGTCGCCACGGTCCAGGGCATCTTCAACGACAACGCGGCGTCCCCCACCGGCGGCGACACCCACACCCAGAACGACCTGACCGTGAACGTGAGCGGCGGCAGCTACGTCGCGGGCGTCACCGACTTCCAGTTGGAGGCGCTCATCAACGCCATCACCACGCTCGGCGACAGCGCCGAGGACATCGTGGCGGTGATGATGCACTCCCACGTCCTCGCCCGCGCCAAGAAGAACAACCTCGTGGACTCGATCCCCGACTCCACGAACACCGCAGCCGGGAACATCGACGTGATCGCGGGCAAGTACCGCGTCATCGTGGACGACGGCCTGCCGAACCCCGCCGGGTCCGGCGCGAACCAGACCTCCGCCGGCATCTACCACACTTGGTTCCTCGGCGCTGGTGCCTTCCGCCTCGGCATGGGCACCCCGAGCAACCCCGTCGAGGTGGAGCGCAAGCCCGAGGCCGGTAACGGCGGCGGTCAGAGCATCCTCTGGCAGCGTGTCGAGTGGTGCATCCACCCGGTCGGCCACGCCTGGATCGGCACCGCCCCCGCCGGTGGTCCCGACGACGGCGATGCGAGCACGCCCAACACGCTCGCCCACGCCGACTCCTGGCGTCGCGTCTTCCCCGAGCGGAAGCAGATCAAGTTGGCCCGCCTCATCACCCGCGAGTCGTAATCGACTCCGGCCTGATGACCCCCTGATGATCGAAGGGGGCTGGGGAAACCCGGCCCCCTCTCATTGACCGAAGATTCCCAGCGAAGGAGCACCCAGGCATGGCACAGCAGGCCCGTCCCCGTTACGTCCGTCGTCGCGTGTACGACCGCCTGCGCCACGCTGGCTCGAACCTGAAGCAGTTCCTTCAGGCGATGGGCACGAAGTTCATGGGAACGGCTGCCCTCCGCGCCTTCACCGCCAACGCCACCACGGACGTGCTGACGCTGGAGGACCACGGCTTCGTACTGGGCAAGGGTCCGGTCCTCGTCTCCAACGAGGGCGGGGCGCTCCCTGGTGGTCTGGCCGCGTCAACGTGGTACTGGCCCATCCCCATCGACGTTGACACCTTCAAGTTGGCGACGACGCGAGCGAACGCCATCTACAACATCCCCATCGACATCACCACCAACGGATCGGGCACGAACTCGATCCGCTACGCCGCCAATGCCCAGGCCGTCATGGAGCGCCTTCGCCAGGGCACGCCCTACGAAGTCGTCCGGGCCGAATCGGACATTGACGACCTGTAGTCGATGACCGTCAGCAATCCGCACCCGAACTTCTGACAGAGGAGCA